TTAAATAATTTAATTTAGACATAAGTATAGGAAACTCTTGCTTTGTTTTTGGATAGATAGAAAAGTTAAAACTCACATCTCTATTAGTACCTTGGTACACATAAACTTTATCAGGTCTTCCTATATACCTTTCCTCTCCATATTCAGCACCTATACTATCAGTTATTCCATCAAGAATAGCTCTAAAGATTATAAATCTATTATTAACCACATCTTTGAATTTAAATTTTATAAAATCTTTTACTTCTCCTGCAGGTGAACCATCATAATCCAATGGATACTCTAATGCATTTACCTTATCGACATTTGATGTTTTTAAATCCCCTTTTATTTTAGCAGAGTTAATACTGACACCATTTAACCCAGGACTTCCTATTTGTTCAACTATTTCTTTTCCAGATTTTTGTTTTTCGTAACCGCTATTGATGGTTAAAACTGAATAAGCTAATGTTTTGTGTCTTTTTATAGCAGTAACATTATCTGAGCTTTGAGCAGTATTTTTATTAAAAGTTCCACCTGGTTTATTTAATGCAGCAACTGTATCTTTTACTGCTAAACTAGGTCCTCCTAAAAATGAAACGATTCCATTATGAACACTCTTTGGAGCTGACGATACCGGAGGAATGTATTTATTAGGATTAGAAAAACCTATCTGAACTGAAGCAAGTCCTTGATCCACAACACTTATTCCAAAATTTATAGCTCTATCTAATAAACCAACAGCCCCACCACGAACTGGTCTTGGTGGAATAGGTACTTTTGAAGTAAAGGCTTTGGTTTGAAAAGCTAACCTACTAGATTGTTCAAAATCCGAATCATAAGGAATTAAGTTAATAACGTTTTCATATCTAAGACCACCAAAATGTCTTTCTACATGAGTTGGAAGCAAATAAGAACCAGCTTTCATTAACATTCCTCTTAGAAAGTTACCTGTAAAAAAGTCATTATTTCCAGCTATCCCTAAAGTTGAAGATGGATTGTAAATTTTACTTTCTATTGTTGGATTTAAAGCTTGAAGAGCATATTGCTTATTTCTAAAAAGTTTACCGGCAGGCGAGTCTAAAAAGGCGCCTATTCTAACTTTATCAGCCAAATCTCTAGAAGTTCTCGTAAGTATTCCAAACCCATCTAAAGCACCTTCTAAAATACTACCAATAGTTCCGCCTAAACCAGATGTTTCTGTTAATACATCATCCCAATTAGAGCCCATTGGTCTTATATAAATTGGATGAGTATTATTTCCCGCAAAAGGACCTTTATTAGCTACTGTTTTAAAATTACCTGTACCAAAGAAATTGTCAATGGTCTGGCCACTAGGTACATTCGTAAAATCATTATTTTCATATTTACTATACAAATCTATAATACCAAGATTTTCAACATTTGTAAGAGCTTGTGTTGAAAATGTACCATCAAGTGGATTAACCCCACCACCAAAATTTGGTAAGTTAAGGGTAGTTTGTGCGACTGTCAAAGGGGTTGAATAAAGATTAGTTGCACCATCTTGTTCAGGAGTAGAAAATTGTGAAGTTCTATCAACTATTGGTAACAAACTGGCAAATTGAGTTACACCACCACCTATTGTCGAAAATGTAAACCATAAGGAAAAATCCGGTATTTGTAAATCAGCAGATGCTAAACCAAATGTTTCCGATAGATTTTCTGGTGGTGTATATCCACTAGTGTAGTCTGCTAATGGTGTTGTCATAAAATCTGAAAGGGTGAACGGTTGAATTCTTTTTCCTAAGATATTATCGCCAGAAAGTACATGTGATGGATTCGATAAGCCTGTATTTTCTTCTTCACCATACTCGCCCATTTGCCCATAAGCACTTCGTGTTTTTGTGTTTGTTCTAACTCCAGCGTTTGGGGCTACAACTGTTCCTTCTTGTACTTTATTATATAAAGATTTTAAATCTGTTTTGGGTCTGAACCCAACAGCACCACCTTTAGTATCATCAAAAAAGTCTACACCATTATTAATTTGATTATCCACCTTATCAGGAGAGGATTGGTCATACTTAAAATTTGATAAATCTGATGCTAAATCTTTTAAAGCCACCTCTTATCTCCTATGTGATATTTGATAATGCTATATCACCAACTCTTTGAGTTAGTTTATTCATTAACATTTCATTTTGATTAATTAATTCTCTTAGTAGCTTATTAGTTTTACCATTACCCATGCCCATTTCATTTCTAGTGCCTGAGAATACCTCACCTTTGTGAACTTCAGCCAAACCACTTTTCTTTACAACACCACCTTTTTCCATTCCCATGACTGTACCTACACCGGCACCTAAAACAGCCCCACCTGCAGCACCAGCAGCTGCTACACCTAAACCCTTTGCTAATCCTCTAAGTCCAACTCCTTGAAGACCAGGTATTGAAGCAAGTATAGCTGGAACTAAAGCAGCGGCAAGACCGACAATAGCTCCTATACCCATAGCTAGTTTCATAGCTCCTTTAGCTTGTTTTTCTTGTGCTTCTACTGCTGCTTCTTGTTCACTAGTTAATTTTGCCAGTTCAGAAACTTCTAATCCAACTGCAGCAGCTAAAGCTTTTCTTTGAACAAAATCCATCGCAGCAAATTCTGCAGCACCACCAGCTTGATTTTTTACTTCTTCCAATACACCAGCCATGTCACCTTCCATAACCAATTGTCTAGCTCTATCTAAACTCAACTGTCTACCTAATAACATAGAGGCTTCCATTTCATTCGCAATAGAACCTTCAATATCCATAATAGATTCAGCTATCTTATCTACTGTACTTAGATTTAATCCTAACTTCCTAGCTTCTATAGCAGCTCTAGCTAAATTCTCTCCACCATTCCTTGCAAATTTAGCAAATGTTTCTGTACTCTCTGCCATATCATTTAATACCGCCGCTGGAGCAACACGACTAGCCCTAGCCAAGTTACCAACAGTTTCTAATGTAGCTAAATTTGTTTCAATGGAAGCACCATTAATGCCTTGCATTGTTTTAAGTAACTTACCAGCATTATCACCGCTTAAACCAAATTGTCCTGTTATTTTACCTAAGCCCATTGATACACTAGCTGATATTAAATCTATAGAACCAAAGTTTTCAGCTATTGAAGTTACAGCAGCTTCTCCTTGTACTACACTACCACCAAAACGTTTTGCATTCATTCCAGCTAGTTTCATATTACCAGCTATTTTAGCCGAATCAACTGCTGATGCTCCTAACGATTGTCTTACTTCTAAAGCTGTTTGAGCAAATTCGACCATCTCCTTTACTATAAATCCTATAACTGCGGCGCCCATAGCTTGTGGGCTTCTTAAAATTTCAGAGAAATCTTTTACCTTTTCTTTTATATCATCGAAAGCATTTCCGAACTTTGCAGAACGTTTTGTACTTTTTTCTAATTCTTCGCCACCATCCGCTAAAGTTTTAGCAAATTTTACAGCTGATCCATTTAGTAAACCAAAATCTTCAGTAGCTAGTTCGTTTATTGCATCAGAAAAATCTTTATTTCCAGAAACAACTCCTGCCATTATATCAGCTAATTTATTTGCCTGTTTTAATTCCTCTTTAGTTCCTTTATTTTTAAAATCCTTTAAAGTTGATATCTGTTTGTCTAAACCCAGTAACTTATTTGCATTTTTAAGAGATGAACCTTCTAGTAAGTTTATTTTTTTTCCAAGACTTAAATCTTGAGATCCAAGTTTGAGGTTTTTTATTTGTAACTCATTTAATTTTTCTTGAGTTTTTAATCGTATCTTTACACCACGTGCAACTCTAGCTTCAATCTCTTCTATTTTTTTTAGGGTTTGTTCCTGATTTTCAATATCTGATTTAGCCATTTTATCTGCTTCTTAATATTTTTTGTACTTTAGCAAATTCATCATCTAAATCTCTTAGATTTTTTTCAAGAGTTGGATTGTCCTTTAACATTTTTTTGGCGAATTTATTAAGTTTATTTTGTTTCCATTTCTCAAAAAACTTAAATATCATACCTTCTTTATCAGCCATTTTGATTCTCCATAGATTACTTTTGTGTGGAATTATTCAATAATAAATATCAAACTTCTTACTTTTTGTACGAGGGATTTGATTTTTTGTTTTTCTGTTGAGCTTTCTTTATTTCTTCACTCTGTTCTTCGTAGTGTTTTTGTAACCTTTTAAAGTAAAACTTCCTAAGATATATAGGCATGTTGTAAACCTCAGAAAATGAGAACATTCCCTGTGAGTTAAAACTTATTTGAAATAGTTGTTCGTGTAGCTCTGCTTTATATTCCAGCGGAAGGCCAAAGAAACGTAACGGTCATAGGGACCGTAAACTCCTTTTCATTTCCAACTGAATCTGTATATGTAGATGTCATATCAACATCAGGCATTATATTATTTGTATGTGTTCTGAAAGCAATTGAGTCTCTGGATAAAAACTCATTATCTACAAAACTATTAATACTGGCTTTTTTTGTATCACCATCGATAGAAACTATTTGGTGTTTTAACCGTGTAGTAAATTGATATCCGATTCCATCACCAACTTTTTCATATCCCTTTACTTCTTTTTCAATTTCGTTTTCGTCACCTGAAGTGAGCAGTTTAAATGTTATTTTTCTTTTGGTTGCAGGTAGTTCAAACTCAAATTCATTAACACCTTTGGATACCTTAGTCTCATCTAATTTCTTATCCTTTAAGGTGGTTAAATCGACTACTAATTGTTGCCCATCATACTCTACATTATATTCCTTACCATATGCAAGAATACGAGCAGCTATAAGAACTGCATTTTTATCACCGATAAGTAAATCATCTACTTTTATTGATTTATCTATTATAAGTGCTTCTAATAACTTTTCAACAACTATACCTCTCTTAATAAGGTTAGCTGATGTGAGGATATCCTCTTCTCTTGCCGTCATATACTTGATTTCTATTGTACCATTGGATAGCGGGCTATCCTTTGGATATATTAATCCTTGTGACGGCAGGTCCACTACTTCCGTAGGGAATTTTACTTCTGCCATAATTTACTCCTATGATTTTTATTTAGAACTATAACTATTTTTTACCAAATTTCTCTGCTGCGGTAACTCCTAATCCCACTACGGATATGTACATAAAACACTCTAGTATTTTATCTTTTACTTCAAATGCTGTAAAGGTGTCTGCACCCCAACAACATATCAACATAAAGAAAGCTGCAAATCCAACTGTTCTTTTTGATGATATTTTAGCATCACTTGATAGCATGTCTGTTAAAAAACCCATTTTAACTCCTATTAGAATTGTAAGATAGCGTAATCGTATCTTAGTGTTAATGTAATATCGAGTGGAGCAGCACCTTCTTCCCAACTCATATCACCAAAGTTTGCGTTCTGAATCATAGCACCTTTAAGTGTCCATTCTTCAACCTTATCACCAACTGGTCCTAATACATTAAAGGTAATATCTTTCTTATAGAAGTCTGAATATCCATCTCTACCAGTAACAGACTCTTTGTGTAATCTTACCCATTCCATAACGGCTTGTGCGCCTGATGGAACAATTGGATCATAAAGAGTAACTTCTAAAGTATCCCAAGATCCTTTTCCTTTAACATACCTCTTAGTATTTATATGGTCTAAGACTATTTCTTCAAATGTTATAGATGGTCTGGCTACAGTTTTGATTAAATATGCAGGTATACCTTCTATGTACATAATGAACCTATTTTTTGTTTTAGGTTCAAATGGAGTGAACATAATTTCTGAAGGATCGATTAAGTCTGGCATTACAGTTCTCCTAATAAGTGTTTAATTCTTTCATATATAAATATAAACAAACTGAAAAATCGTTAGAAGTTATTACCTTATTATTTCATAGTTTTTTTATAGTTTTATAGGTAATAAAAAAGGGGAGCGTTAAACTCCCCTTTAGTATTGATGTATTAGTTATTATGCAATTGTTGGTATACTACCTACTGCATCAAGACCTAAATGTGCCGTTACTAACCATGTTCCTGCTACCCCACAGTAACAATCTACAGTAGATCCTAATAAAACATCATCTACAAATGTAATTGCAGTTGAACCGGCTGCTACTGCAGCTATATCCCCATCACCTACAACATTACCTGTAATTGAAGAAAATATCATTCCTGTCATATCATCACTACCTGCACAAGTTAATACCCTATCGGATGTCGTTTGAGTAAGTTCCCATACAATTCTAAAACGTCTACCCACTGTTGCAGCTGGCATTGTTATAACTCTTGATGAACCACCCACGTGTGCAAACATTACTAAAGAAGTTGTGTCTGCAATTGTTAAAATTGCATCTGCAGCTAATCTTTGAACTCCTGTTTCAAGAGGTGCTGAACTAAATGTGTTTACAGCACTAAATGTGTTTGCATCATCTACAGATACTATGTTTTGATCGATTGCTTCTAAACCTGGATAGATTTCTCTACTAAGTTTAGCCAGCGAAGTTCTTGTTCCCATTATTATTCTCCTAATTTTAATTTATGCACTACTTAAATTAAGTTATTTGATGGTTATTCAAACCCTCTACTATTAATCACATTTAAGCGCTACTGTAATTAACAATTCAAATATACCTTTTATCTACTATAAATATCAATAAAACAAAAAACCCCACTATAAAAGTGGGGCTTTTGTACTTTATATGTGACTTTTATTGATTACTCAGGAAAAGCAGCACCCGTTGGGAGTACTGAGAAGTCCAGAACAATAAATTCAGCCGTTCTAGTAGGTTGTATGAATATCTGTCCAATCAACTGATTTCTATCAATGACATCAGGTGTATTGTTAGATTCATCCATAACAACTTTGAATGCACTCAAACCACTATTGGATTGAACTGATTCTAAGAACGGATTCACAATATTTAGGAATCTACTTCTTGTAGATGAATCATTTTGTTCAAATACTAAGAATCTGCTTGAGGAAGCGATAAACTTCTTCAATCTGATTAATAGTCTACGAACATTGATTCTATCTAAAGCAGATGGTTTAGCTTGTAGTGTCTTTTGTCCAAATACCACAACTCCTTGTCCAGGAAATGAAGCAATCGGATTAACTCTACCTTCATAAAGTGTATCTCTGTCAGTATGAGTAAGCTTCTTCTTAGTCATTCTAACATTAGTCAACCCACCTCTGTTTAACCCAGCAGGAGCAAACCATTCATGAGCTACACTATCTGTGAAAGCGATAACTCCACCGATTACTACTGATGGTGGAACAAAGACTTGTCCATTACCAGCAGGATTGTCCATCTTAACCCACGGATAATATGTAGCAACATAGTTTGTATCTAATGTAGCAATATTATTTACTGCAGTAGCAACATTATCATCTATATCACTAGCATCCATCACATAAAATGCATCAGCTCTAGCTTCTACTTTATCAATTGCATGATTTGAAACTACAGGATGATGTTTGTGTATAATACCAGGTGTTATCAACATATTGATATCATACTCATCAGGATTAGCAATAGCGTTAATTGCTTTCTTATAAGCAACTGAACCACTAGTAAGAGCAGTAGAACAATCAAATCCGCTTGTATTTGTAGCAGACATTGATGTTCCTGTATTTAATGACTTAGCAGGATTCTTTCCATCAAAACCAAACTGAAAAGGAACAGCAAACTTTAACTGTTGTACAGATGAAGATATGTTTAGAGTACTGGTAGCTATAGCAAAATTAGTATATTTACTAAATTCATCATCTGTTGAAACGCCATACCCATTCATATTCTCTAAGCTAAAAGCAACGTTATTACCAGTTGCAACTGGATTAGGAATAGGAGCAAGATACTGCAGGTTTGTAGCTATTTCATTATTTAGAAATCCTGTATCTATTTTGAATCCATAAGGTAAGTCAGCTACATATGTAGATTCATTAGTCCCTCCACCATCGTATGTTTGTCTTAGATTAAATGTAGCACTTGGAACGTAAGTAGCAGAACCAGCAGTAATAGGATTGTTTATAGCAGCAAATCCCATAGGCTGTAGACTTTTATTACCTATGAATATATCTTCTTTATAATCACCAACTCTAATAATTCTAGACAAATTTGGATAATTACCATATGTTACCACCTCACCGTCAGATGCTACAATGTTAAATTGATCACCAATTACCTTTACTATGTAATTAGATGACTCTGGATCCATATTAAGACCAGAAAAGCTTTCGATAGAGCTTGGATTTCCCACTTCGTATAGAAACAGACTAAATTGAGCATAATCAGGACTTGAGTTAGAGTTTTGTGGTCTCTTAACATCTCTGATTACAACATAGTGACCATTAGTAGCATTACCATCAGCTCTTGTGTAAATCCTAAATAGATTTGTCGCAGGAGATTGTGATTGTATGAATGGTGTCCTAGCAGCCGCAGCATCTTTATTACCTGTATTACTTAGGATGTAATTACCATCTGAAGTGTCTATTGTTTCCACACCTGCATTAAATGATTGTGATACTATTTCAATAGTCAAACTATCCTGATTGTTGGTTGTAGCACTTAAAACACCACTTGCAACTGAAGAACTGATACTACTTCTAAAGTGTTTATACAAATACCCAGCAGCTGCTGAAGAACCAATTTCCCTAGCTTGCGCTGAACTCGGTAAAGCTTTTCCGATAAATGCCGAATCTACAGCATCTAAACCACCAGCAGAACTAGCTTTTTCTATCGCAGTTAAACCTGTAAATACATTTGTTGAATTTCCATGAACAGTTAAACTAAAGGAGCTTAATGAACCACTAAGTCCAAGAGAACCACTTAATCCGGTTTCACCTTCGTTATTTGCAACTGTAGGCAAAATTGTCGCAACAACCAATTTACCATTTTCCCCCAAATTAGCTGATGAACCACTTGCTAATATATTTATACCAGCGACTTTATATCCACCAAGATATCCTACTTTTACTATCGTTACAGTCCCAGCGGAACGTAAATATTCTTGTACAGCATAAGGTGTATAGTAACTCGCATCATAAGATCCAAAAATACTTTTGAATTCCTCAAAGTTTCTTACTACAGTTGGAACAAAAGAAGGACCTTTTACAGTTGGTCCTATAATTGCTGCACCTATTTCAGAAATTCCTTGTGGAAGAAAAGATAAATCTTTTTCACGAGTAAATACACCAGGGCTAACTATTCTCTCTGCCATGTGTTTTCTCCTTTAAAGGTTAAAAAATTATTATGAAATCCATTATATATAAATATAACGAAAATTCTCAAAATACAACCAATTAAGGATTTATTTAAGATTCTTCTATTACTTTTACTTCTTCTTCTTCAGTTTGAGGAACTGGAGTAAATACTCCTGTTTTAGGATCAAGTTGACCTGGACCATACTTTTCATTCAGTTCTTTTACCAAATCACGCTCTTTCTGTTGATTTTCTGAATAATCAGCTTCCATTTTCACTTC